CAATCAACGAATGTAAGGAGCCGTTGGATAATACCGATGCACGGAACATACGTGACCTTATACTGAATGAAATAGGAGCAACATTTATCGATAAGTCCCGCGAGGAAGTTGAAGGCTACGCCCGTAACGAAGATGAAGCAAGGGCATTGCATTGGTTCTATACCCGTTTCGTGGGGAATAAGGTTAAGAGCAAGGGGAGCAAGAGGATGGGGGGATATTCGCAACAAAAATAAAGGCCTCCAAAATGGTGGCCTTTATGCTAATAATGATCAATTTAATCATGTCCTTCTGTCTTTACAATCTTGTTGTAAATCCCCAGAAGTAAAAACGGGGCTGCCCATTGCCCGATAAAAAGCGCATCTTTATCGTCTTTCCATCTGCTACATTTCAGAGCTGCTGATACGCCCATAGATAAAAGCGCAGCTCCTAAAAATACCACCGAAGGTATTTTCGCTGTTTGACTTTCAATAGTCTTGCTTACTTGATCCTCGTTCGCTGTGTCTAGTGCCATAAGTTTATAATTTAATTGTGATTCTCTTTTACAACAAGCTGGACAATAATGTGTTTGAAAAATGTCAAATTAAATTTCATCAGCTTACAAACCCTTACATAATCGGTTTGTACTTCTAACAATTACAACCATCTCAAAACATTGGTGCTCTTAACATACAATGCTTATAGCTCCGCGATCGTGGGGCTTTTTTGTTCCTGCTAAATCCCAACCACAAGGCTACCCCAATCAATACAACAAGAATAGTTTGCCCCAACCTCTTGACGAATTACTAATATTTTTAGTAAACTTGCAAAAATGAAATCATTGGAAATCCATTGTCGAAATAGAGTGATGTATGCAAAAATATCGGTGCGCGATCGCGGATCCGGCCGGCGCGACTATGTATTGACCGGAAAAGACGGAGTTTCGCTGTATGTATTCACTAAAGAGAAAGGTCATTGGAAATGTACTTTAGGTTACCTTGACGAAGATATTAAAGAAGCTATTGTAAACGCGCTGATTATTCGATTCGATAAAACGATCTGTGACATTTTCTACTACAAGGGTGAACGTAAATTGGTTGAAGCTCGTGAGAAGCAGGGCAATTTATGGCACATTTATGTTAACCTCTCTTATGTAGCGACAATATCCTACGATAAATTCACTAAGAGATTCCAATACAATTTAGAGGATGAAAGTGGAGTAGTTACCGACGATCACATCAGAAAGTATATCGGGAAAATTGGAACAGGTGAGATATCCTGGTATAAGGGGGATAGGTGAAAGACATTGACAGCTATTATCATTGTAGGTTCTCGTCTGGCTTTTGCATGTCCAAGATACGTCCAAGGATCCAAAGATTTCTAAGTATCGTAAGTATTAAAATTATTATACCACCAATCGTGAAAAGATACATTGTGTTTGCTGGCAACTGCGTAGAGAACAATCTCACGAGGTATATTAAGATAGCTGAAAAAATTATCTCTTTAATCGAGTTTTTAAATATTGTTGTAGTCTCAAAGTATAAACCACTATTACAAAACTTCTCAATTAACGACAAACTCTCTTCATTTCGGCCATTTAACTTCGTTGCGTCTAATTTAAGTGAGACTAATACGGTCAAAAATGTTAAAATGAAACCCGATAGCGTTAAAAGTATTGTAACTGTCTCAGACGCAAGATCTCTTACATTATCGTTAGAAGGAAGTTCTAAAACATTATTTAGAACAAACTTCTTGAAAAGTAAAACTAAAATGACAGCAAAAGCAAAATCAAATTTTACAGGGTTGTCGAAATATTTATTAAGAATGCGTTTCATAATTTTAGCATTATTTTGTCAATTTCATCTTTAACTAACTCGTACCATTGTTTATTCTTCGTAATTGTGGTGAAATCAATTTCAATCTCAAAACCTTTCTGATGCTTAATTAGGTTAATATCCCGGCTTTCGCCATTCATATCATTATACTCGATAGCTAAACTCTTAAAAGAGTCTAATTCTGTAGTACGATTGTTGATACTTCGAAGTAAACGGCCGAGCATGGTTTTCGCTTCCCTATTATCGTATTTAACTCCATTCCGTTCGCTTATTTCAAAAGACGCTTTAATCGTTAGAAATCTTGAATTAACAAGTCGTCCGAAAGAACTTAACGCGGTAAAATATTTCTTCCTCAAATTTTGTTCAACTCCTTCTAATCGTTCTGGCTCAATCTTGATTTGAAAGCTTGAGATATCTTTCATATCATCTAAAACTTTATCGATTGAAACATCTAAATATGTCTGTATTTTTGTCTCTTTTGAAATCGACAACATGTCTCTTGAAACGTTTCGAAAATAATACTCGATATCCAATGCTCGCGGGCCGTTTGCGTGAAACTCTACAAAAAGATAGGGCTTCGTTTTACTCATATCTATGTAAAAATGTGTCACCTCTACAAGTGTGCCTAGTTGTTTAATCTCTTCAAGTGAGACCAGATTATGACTATCATAAGGTTTGAGCATAGGGGGCCTACCAGTTCGTATAAGAACTATCCTACATTTGTATCGCTTTACTTTATAATCATAGGTAACGTAATCTACAAATAACTCTCGCGGACGGGATTCTGACCTGTTTTTATTCCTATCTACTAAGTGAACCTTATTTCCTAGATTTACGGGAGTCACAAAGTGCAAAACCTTTTCTAAAATTGCGCTCGAATTTAACAGTGAATTGCTTTTATTTGGTTCGAACAATATAGAATAAAGGTTAAATTTAACTTTTTCTTTCATAATTGGTGTGGTTTTAGAAACCGAATATATGAAAGATATTATTAACTTTATATTCCTCGCCCCCTCGCCCCTTTAAAAAACCACCATAAAACCCCAACTACCACTATAAGGAATGCAATACCCCAGCCTATATTATTTACGAACACCGCCCATACATTCGGCTTACTTTCGTTGCTGACCGATGATTGATCCTGACTTCGGTGCTGTTCCTCAACGCGGGCAACTTGCTTATTTGTACTATCTCGCCTTTCTTCCTGTCGTTCTTTGGTGGCGTCCTTTCGTTCGGTAACCTTCTCCTTTTCCACCTTTTGCACCCGCTCCGGCTTCGTTTCTATTTCGATTGTCAGCGTTTTATTAAGTGTATCGAGAATAGCTTTCACCTGCTGACCGGCAGAATCTCGAAGAAAGTTTTCGCCAGGCTTTAAATCTTCCTTTTTAGCTGTAACCCGTATCTTGCTACCCTCGCGGGTAGTCGTGGTAGTCGTTTCGCGTTCGGTGACTACCGTACCTTTGTCGACTTCCTTTTCTGTGATCTCGGTTTTCGTGCCGGTCGATTTCTTTAAAGTCTGCTCAACCTTTGCTCCCTCAACAACACGCAGAGCGGAAGATTGCTTATGTTTATTACGAGTTGTTCCGCATGATGCAATAACCATCACTATGACAGCCATCGCTAATATTCTAATCCCTTTCATCTATCGCTATTTTTAACCTGTCTAACGAATTATTCAAACTATCCAATGACTTAATAAGTGTCGGTTGCTTACGTTGCTCTATCGGCTTGCTTTGCCTTGACGAGGTGATGATACCCCATAATAACAACATCAGTAGTATTACTGCCTTTCTCATTCTTTACCTCCAATCTTTTGAACGATGGTATCTACCTTGTTTAATGCTTTGTCTACTCCCTCGCGGACTCCTTCGAGCTTGCTGTCTACGACTGCCGGAACGCTTTCTTCAACTGCCCTAGGAACTTGCCTGCGTACCTCTTCTACGATCTTCGCATTTAGGTCTTCATTAGTTGTTATAATTTTATGCACCAAGAATACATTCAGCAAGATGGATAGTGTTGCTACTAGAGCGACCACATCTTTGTACGCTAGTCCAAATATCTTTACAACTCCATCGACCTTTCTGTCGATCATATCTTGCTTAACCCCACTCATTCCCCTTACTTACTGAAATATAAATCTGCTTCCGCTTTTCTTCTTCTAACCAATCCAGCGAACACCTTGCCCCCTGCGAGTCGCCACTTCGCGAACTCGTCACGGATGGATGGATCGTTTGGGTTGATGTTGACCTTCTTCAATAGCGTGGATTTGGCAAGATTCGCCGCGCCCAAATTGAAAGTGAAACTTACTAACGCATCAAATTGGTTTTGTGTCAGCTTGGACCTCACCAGCCGCAAAACATTCCCCTCGTACCCTTCCAAAATCTCCTGTAGCATACAGGTAGCCTGATGTTCTGTCAACGGTCGGTCTTGCATGGTTACCTTACGCCTATCCGGCAAGTAGTAAGTAAATCCGTAGCCGATGGTAGGAATACCGATCGGGTCTTTATATGGCTTGCTGTAGAATCCCTCAAAGCTTTTAATGAGTGCTAATCCCTTTTCCCCTGTTTTCATTCTCTTCCCCTTTTTACTATTTCAATATTTTACGTATATTGTGTCTTTTGTCAACTAGTGGTGAGTTCAATAGCCGCCCGGCTTATTTGACTCGCTTTAGCCTAGCAGGGCGATACATTGCTAGGCTTTCTTTTTTTTATCAATTTTTATTATATTTGAAATAACATTTTAGTGATATGTTAACTAATCAGCCTAGCGGAACCATCGACCGCTGGGCTTGTTTTTTAAAAGATTTTCCAGTACATTTATATAGACATTGTTTATCATAGGGCAGTGTTACATTTATGTGTAAGCCTGACGGACAACCACCGTCGGGCTTCTTGATTAAGCCCCTACCGAGATAGGGGCTTTCTTTTTAAAAATTGAAATACTCTTCAAAAAATCTCCACAACACCATCTGTCCTGTCTTGTTCAGGTGGATTCCGTCCATTGTGAACGTGTTTCCGTTCTTGCCACTAGCTTTTAAAGCTTCATCATAGATGTTTGAGCCTTTACGTTTTGCCGTTTCTGTGATTCGATGGAAAAAGTTTAGAAATGGCACTCCTATCTGACTGAATCTGTACTCGATATTGTCTACATCCTGAGCGCATGTGATAATATCACCGTTTGGAGCATGAGCAAAAAGAAAATTTCCTGATTCATCAACAAAATTCGAGTACTCGGCGGCCCATACAGCATAAGGAAGCACTAGGTAGCCTTTCCCAACATATTCGTTGTATTTATCAATGAATTTTTGCCCGTAGTCTTTAGACCCAAATGATCGGTCTGGACGCCCTAACGCTTCGTTAAGTATCTGACACTGCCAAACGATAAGATCAGGGTTAAATTCATCTACCATCCACGGCTCGTAGCGTTCAATCATTTCAATACTGTGGCTTCCTTTAGAAGCATTGATATAAGTAAACATGTATTCGTTTGGAGAATACTCTAAACCCCAATATCCGAATCTACCCGCTCCTACATTCTTAACGGTTATAGACTTTTCGGAAAGGTTTGTCAAGCTCCGAAACTTCAACCTCTTTTGCGCGTTGTCACGATAAATCCCAGGGGATGGCTGTGTTTCCGGCTCCTTGAAATAAACCGTCGCTCCATTTGCTTCCACCCATGCAATACCGTTAAAAACCTCAACCTTGCCATTGCCCTCCGCAACTGTTATCTGTTGGCTTTCTGACCAACGACAATCAGTATGAACAATTAGCGACAATCTTTTCATATTAGCAGGGTATTTGAACGATACGCCGGCGTCAGTACCTCCCTCAATTACTTTCGTGTAGGGTAAATAGTATGAAGATCCAACCGCTCCCCAGTACGTGTCAGTGCTTACAATAGAAGATGTGCCACCGCCAAGTATTTCGGTAATTACCCCGGGGTTGTCGAACCGTCGGTATTGTTGCTCTTTCCATCTTAACTTCTCCTCGAGGTAAGAGCTATTGTTGTATTCATTACAGAATGGGGGTCTTCTATTGGCGTCAGGACGGACGTCAGTCCATCCCAATGGGGTATCGATGCTATCAGCTACTTTCACGAGTGTTACATCACTATTCCTTTGCAAGTATTTTTGCACAAACGGCTGAATGTGCGACAATATGGTACTCTTTGAAGAACTTGGCTTTGGCATCCATTCCGAAGTCGCCACGGAGGTTTGAAGTACCTCAATAGCTTGCGTGTTTTCGTCAGTTGCTGCCTTCGACTCGTAGACGTTCTCATTAATAGAGTTTTCAACGTATTTGTAGATAGCGATATACTCGATCAAGAACTCAACGTTCTTCTGATTGTTTACCAATAATGCCAAAGCATTCGGTGTATCTGTTGGTATAACAATCTTTGCCCTTTGTATCGACCATTCACTTGTATTTATCGTAAACAGTGTATTGATACCCGGAGTAAAGAAGCCCATTGTTAGGTACAATGTTCCTGATGACACCTTCTTAACCTTCATCTCAACATTGTATGTACCTGCTTTAAGGTCAATGCTTCCTTGCATCAGCCCGGTATTCTCGCTGTTGTTCGTTTTAATGTGCGCAACACCATTCTTTATGCTAAGGTCGAATATCGGTTCGTTCTGTTGCCAGAACTGTTCCCCATTTTCAAATCCTCCGTCTTTAAGGATATTCTGAACACCGATTACTTTATTAGAAAGATCGTTCTCTTTCCCTTTGAAATCCCAATCGCTACCTGTCGAAGGTTCTTCTGATGTAGCCTTGTTCGCTTCATAGATAAAGCCGTTGTAAATCCTTTGATCACCTGAGGTATAGTTGCCCGATACCCATTCTTTGATTCTCGCTGAATCCGGCAAAGCCCCCATGTCTTTTAAAGACCAAGAAGAGCCGTTCCAATAAGCTTTCCATCGCTTACTAGCGTCAGCCTGCACCGGCCCCGCTCCAAAGTCATACCATAGACCACTAGCTACTTCTGCTGTGCGCTGTTCGCCTGCCGGCCCATTAGGCACAACTAATGCTGTACCCGAAGTTGTACCCCCTACTAAAGGCTCTAGTTCAATGCCTGTAATAGCTAGATAATCTTTTGCTTGATTGAAGGTTGCTTGATAAGCTTCACCTGTTGACTCTTTCGAGATCATTAATTTGTCATTGCCCCCTATGCTTGTAGCTGGGCTCATTTCGCTTGGAAATTTAACTGTAGCCATTCTCTATACTCATTTAACTAATATCCCCCTGTTCAAAATAGGAGTAGATATACTCCTGCCGCTGCACCTCATTAGTTCTTATTTGAGCAAGCACACCTTCAAAGTGGCTTCTTAGGTAGTCTATTTTTCCTTCGACAAAAACGAATCTTTTGCTGTTTAGATATTTGCCGATAGTTGCTGTTATGTATTTGCTGTTCTTTTCTTGTAAGTAGTCATCCTCTGGATTGACTAGTACTCTTTTTTCGCTCCTGCATCTTACTGCGTAGTGAGCAAATGGATTGATATGTTCCATGTCAAAGCCAATTCTTAGTTCGTCGTGGGCTGAGCCATACGAATATGTAAGCTGTCTTAACGAATGGGTAAGCAAGGGATTGCGCTCGCTGTCCGATCGAGTGAACCAATTCTTAAGCATTTCACCGCCCTCGTTGTACTGGATGCTTAAAGAATCTTCACGATACTTATAAAAGAATCCATTTTGTCCTGACGTTTGATAATCCCCGAACATGACCGTCCTTTCTTTGGTCGGCTTTGTGAATTTACCGTACGTTAATTTACTTTGGAATACCGTTCCTTTAGGGGTTTGATTATCATTTAAAAAAGTAAGCGTCACGCTCCTTAACATATTTTTAATTGTTGTTAAGTTAGGATTGTACGTGTTCTTCTTATATGCCCTATTCGGATATACTCTAAAAAAGAAATTAGCGGTGCTAATATCATAGTCTTGTGTCTGCCCTTTTGAGATATTCATTTCGATATTCCACTCTTGATCGACGGCAATATTTTCTGAATTGTATTTGTTTTCGAACCCAAAAGGATAGGCTAGGATATAACCGGAACTATTTATGTCAACAACCCTAATAAACTGATTATTTCCGGTATAATTATTTTCTTCATCAACGGGATTGTAGAGCGTAAAGTAGTATTTAACGCCCGGTTCTGAAACCTTCTCAATCTCCATTATTAAGCCTATCATAATTGCGGTATAAGCTTTGCCTACCGCTTTTACATTAAGTTTAAATGACGATTTCTTCTTATCCATTGTCACAACCTTAAACTTTTGCGATTCTAGTATATAAGAGTTCCCGATAACGTTTGGAGGTACTGATGAAAAGTTTGTCGTATCGTTTGACAGCACCGAAATATCATAGTCGTTTATCAATAATTCCCTTACTTCATTTTCGTATGTCTCATTTATGCTTCCATCAGCATTATACTCCGAAGGAATAGACGTTGTAGCTTCCGAAGTAGATCCAGGTTTGCTCTGCCAAAATTCAATATCGGCTATATTCGTGCTGTCTGAATTTAAAGAGTGATTTAACGGGTAAATCATTTCGGGGCCATTGTCCAATAGATAAGTATTCTTCGCGCCTGCAGGTATTAATGTACGTTCTCCCCCTACGTCGATTAATCCAAAGTATTCTTCCGGAAAATGTACTTTTTCTATGTATTGCTGTATTCCGAAACTATTGTAATGAAATAGTACTCCCTCTGCCCTATCTAGATCAAATTTATTTACAACCCACCATTCGCCTTTATACTGCGTTATAAGACAGTTGAATTGATTTGCAATAGCTTGAAGTATCTCATAACAATTCTTTGTTTCTAATGTCTCCATATCAGTTACAAAGCGGTATTCATTTACCCATGTGTTAGCAATAGGATCATTAAATTCATAACCTTCGAACCCTGTCGACGGGGCATGGTATGGAAACTCGTCCGAATACATTCCACAAACAACATTTATGTTAAGCTCTAAACCTGTTTGCTTGAGTATATTAGACACAACTGTCATAAGATTGATCCGGTCGACGATTTCTGAACTCAATGTATATGGTACATCTTTCAATATCCCGATACGATCTGATGCCGTTAGCCGGATAAGTGGATTCTCCGTAATTTCAACATTAAAGAAGTCGGGCGTAACAAACCCTATCCACTCGATTTGGTTGTCATAGTAAAAAACGCATCTAATTTCTGTTTCGTCAGATGTAGACAAATCGTCGATATTAAACAATAAATCTTCGAAAAATTCCATATCTGCGAAAGTGGCGCGTATTGCCCCTCCTTTTTCTCCTGTGTCGTTTTGATAGTTCAATACGAATGGGTTTGCCCCTCCTTCAATATCGTTCTTATCGCGATCAGGGTTATAGTTTCCATCAATGTTAGAAACAACGAAACTACCCTCTAAATCTTGTAAGTATTCATCACCGTTAACGAGGATAAATTCTTCCCCCACATAATCCAACAATTGAATCTCAATTCTTAGAGCCTTGCCTAAGCGGTTGCAGTAGTTCAATATGTACTTAGTATTATATGCCATTATCCTAATCTGTTGTTACGGTTCTGATTAATATTAACCGCCCCTACGAGGTTGTTCCCTTTTATCTTAACTTCAACAACTTGTTTATCATTGTTGTAGTAAGCTCCACGAGGGAAGTTGCCGTTAGATGAATTAATGCCGCTACTATAACTCGTGTTTCCCCCACTGCTTGAACTCCCCATAGACTTCCCTAATCTAGACGCGCCATACGAAAAGGCAGCCCCCAAGGCAATCAATCCCACACCGGCCGCAATAGCGACCGCTCCGTTTAAAGTCAATAGAGATTTCTTAATTTGCTCCACCCCAAAACCAACCATGAGCGCCATAGTCCCTAACTGAACCATAATTCCACCTAAGGCTCCTAATAGCGCAGCCCCAACCGTTTTTACTATACTTTCCCCTGCGCCTATTGAATTCACTGTTGCATTAACCATATCAGAAATAGCACTGGATACAATTGAACTCAAATCAATTGTAATATTGTTGAGGTTTGCTTTTACATCGTTGAACTTGGAGTTTAAAGCACTAAAATCGGCGTCTACCTTTAATTTTGCAGGAATACTAATTTCCGAGCCTGATAACCCGGGTAATTTAATTCCCTTAATACCTTCCCCTAGCTTTTTAAAGTTTACCAAAGTCTTTTCAGCCCATTCGCGCGATGCAATTACTTGAAATTGCTCAAAAGACGCTCCTGCGTTTCTAGCGACCTTTTCTATCTCATTGAAGCTTCGAGTAATCACCTTCATTTGAGCATCATAAATGCCCCAAGAAGCTAGCGTATTGTCTAACTCTGCACGATAGTCTTTGTTCGCTTTCGTGTTCTTCGTTAATGCTGCTGTGTTGGAGTCTACTATAGCGGTCTTGGTAGCTATCTTTTTTGTAGCTTCTTCAACTTTAATCGCTGTTTGTTCTACTTCTTGCTTAACAGGACGTAAGCCATTTGCCCAATTCTCAAGAGAAGCCCCCATCTGATCAGCGCCGACAAGCTTTAGAAAGCCGGCTATTGCTTGCGATATGTTCGCGAAAACATTAAGACCGATATTCTTTATCGTATTGAATACGTTCTCAAACAATCTTCCTGCTGCGCGGATTGCTCCGCTAAAATCCCCCGATAGCAACGCTGAAAACACATCGATAACCCCGGAAATATGATTGATAACCGCTTCTACGATTGTAAGTACAGTATTGAATGTATTACCAACTATGGATTTTACGTTAGAGCCTATTTTGCCCCATACATCAAGCATGAACGCTCTTACCTTTTCAAAGATATTTACGAGCTTCGCCCATAGGTCTTGCGCGCCTTTGGAGATACTCGCCCACACCTTGGATCCGCCACCGCTAGAGAAATAAGCTTTTATTTCATCCCAATATTTAATTATCAGCACTACTGCCGCGCCAATAGCCGCTACTGCAATACCTATAGGCCCCGTCATGGTTGCAAACGCTGTCCCCACTAATGGGGCGAGTTGCATAAGTGACCCCAATGCTAATAATAATGGACCAATAGCAGCCGCAATAGCCGCCACTACGGTTATAGTTTTCTGTGCTTCCGGTGTTAATGATCTAAAACCTGCCGCAACTTCTTTAATTTGGTTTACAATAGGTGTAATAATAGGGAGAAGATTAGCTCCTAATTCCGTTGTAAGGTTTGCAATCTCTGTTTTAAGCGCACGCATGGATCCGCTTGCCCCTTCCGCTTCTCTGGCCGCCTGACCTTGCGCGGCAGATGATTGCTCATAGATAAGCGCGAGAGTAGCCGCTTGTTTAGCTGCTAAATCAAGTTCTTTACCTTGTTCGGCTAAACCCATCGAATAAGCTTTCGCTTTCACTAGAGCGTCGTTTGCGGCCATACCATAGTTATCCAACATGGTGGTGTTACCTTTTAACGCTCCGGTAAGCGCGCGGACAGCATCTTGTGTAGTACCTCCGTACATTGCGGTTAAATCACCGGCTAATTCAATAAGCTTTGCACTCTGCTTGCTTGCTTCCTGCTCGGTCAAATTACCTATATTAACAAGCATAGAGCCCATCATATTAGAGTAGTCTAATGCTTCTTTCTTGGCAATACCGAAGTAAGTGGGTAGGTTGTTCGCCCATTCCTGCGTAGCTGCCGACGCTTCTTTGAAAATTTGGTCAGTAGCCCCGAGCGCATCCTCAAAGTCGGCCGCCATATTGAAAGCTGCTGTACCTGCGGCTACTAATGGAGCGGTAACGCCAATAGACAACGCCCCGCCAATCATTTGGAAGGACTGCCCGATCTTCGCTATTTGCGAGCCGATACCATTAGCAAAAGCATCCATTCGGGCTTGCGCCTTATCAAGATTGCTATTGAAATTATCAATATCCGCTTGTATTAGTGCTAATAAACTCATGATATTTGGCTCTTCTTTTTTAAATACTCCGCAGTTGCGGCTTTTAGTCTCTCTTTTTGCTCGTCGGTAGCTGTGCTTTTGACTTTCTTCTTCTCGCCGATAAATTCGCTGAATGAAGGAATCTTATCTAAGCGGATATTTCCTGCTATATAGGCGTGATATGCGATGAACTGAGCGGTTAATAACTCTTCCTTTTGCTTGGCACTTTGCCGCCTGCTGAATGCTTCTACCATTATGATATACTCATTGAATGGCATATCGTAGAAGTCGTGCATCCTTAACCCTAACTCACCTACCGCGAAACTCAGCAAGGACGCACAATCTTCAAACGGATCTATTTCTTTTCCGTCGTTTTGCTTTTTTTTTCGTCTTTCGGGCTAATCAATGCTAGAGAATTAGTAAAGCATGTGATTACCTTTTTTACTTCCTCGTTGTTGACGAAAGAAAGCCCTCCGGTTTGTTCTGCATAGTCGTAAAACACGTCTTTATCGAATGCTCCTAAATCCTTACCATTCGCGTTACACGCTCCTAAGTACATCAGTAGGATAACCATTTCCATAAAGCGTAGTGGATCGCCTTTCAACGTGTCGAAGTCTTGCAGGTTAAAGCCGAAATCTCTTAATCTGAATAGCGTCCACATACCAAAAAGCAATTCTACCTTTTGCGGCTCACCGTCGATGTTTACTGTAATAATAGTTTTGTTCATATGATTTTAAATTAACCTGCTGCGTGTGGATCTACTTCTACTACATCCCCTTGAATACCTAACTGACCTGAGAAAGTCGCGTCCTCTGCTGCTGAATAGCTGTCAGAAATAGAAAGGAATTGACCAGGGAAATATAGAAACCCATCAAAGTCACGTTCCAATCTAAAATCGTTCGGCTGACCCGTTGTCGCTTGTGTGCGCATGATTGCTTTAATGTCCGCTAGTGACGCTCTCACATCGCCCCCACCTAATGCTGTTGTATCGATAACCTGCCCTTCAAAATCAACCGTTTCAGTGATACTTTGAAGTTTAGTGATCGTTTTGCCCTGTGTACACATGTTTACTTTTTCCTGTGTATTACCTGACATCGAATGAGATGTTGATGTTAAACAAGCTAAGGGCTTGTATGCGCTAGCTGTATTATCCCACACAGAAAGAACTCCTTTCCAGCCTTGTCCGTAATTTTCGTTTGCCATCTTCTTATTGATTTACTATGTTATTGTAAATGATTACTTTGCTAATTGCTGTTGTTCCGTTAGCTTCTTCAAATATGGTCCTGCTTAATTCTTTGTCTACTCGTTGAAATGAATATCCGTTTGCGTTGATAAGAGCGTGTGTTTTACCTGTTGGCTTGATCTTCGATTGTACGGTGCTCGAAACCTTCTCAGCGACCTTTTTACCGATCGATTTATTTGTTTCGAACTTCGTTACGATACGTAGAGTGATAGAGCAGTTTTGACGGTAAGTACAGAAGTTCTGAACGCCTTCTATCTCTTGTTGATCTTGGATAACTACATAGGTAGATGCCCATGTGTTGAGCTTTGGAATTGTCTCCTCTGGATTAACAAATTCATCAAATACAGGAATCTTTACCCCATCAACAACCAAAGGTGTTAAGGCTGTGAAATATGCCCTCCTTAATGCTTCTGATACGTCCATTACACTTTTCGTTGTTTATCCAAAATTTCCTTTAACCGTTTTTCGTAGCCTGGTGCTAATGCTAGATAATTGTTGTACAGATACGGCTTGCCCTTTAATGTACCTTCGCCATTAACATAAAACTTCATAGCAATATCCTTTATCTCCTGCGGGTAATTTGAAAGGATGTCTTTAGCGCTCAGGCCAGTGCCGAATTCGATGTATGCCGCCATAGGGTTATCCCCCATCACTCCAACTTCGACTCCTAGTCCCTTGTTGTAGAACCTTTTGTCTATATGAATGAAATTCGGAGATCCTTTAGTGGCTAACACTTCTAGTTTTGATGCTGTAAATGCAATCTCATCCTTTACGCTTTTAACAATATCCTTGCGATACTTCTCCAGGTCTTTACCGAAAGTGTTTATTATAGCCCCCTTAGCCATTGTTCCCCCTCGCTATATCAAAGATCCATTCCTTTTGAAGCCTTACGCTTTCTACTCGTGGTGTCGTGCTGATCTTAAAGATTTCACCTCTCCACTTCACGTCCTTTCCGACTACCGGATTAAAACCACTCCTAACAATCATCCTAACTCGATATGTTTCGGGAAGTAACAATTGCGCTTGCTCTAAATCCGAGGATTGTTGAAGCTGATTGATTTGCGCGAAGGTTGTAAGATCGACGATCTCAACAGGATTATAACCTCCTGCTCCGTCTGACTCTTTCCCCCACGTCACAAACTGAATCTTTTGATCGTACTTTCCGAACTTCATTAGAATATTGGTCTTTTATTGTATTGACGGAATATGAAAATAGAAGCGTTTACAGCTTCTTTCTGTCCTTCCTCGTCGTTATCCTGTCTACAATCGAAACTCGTTGCTACACGCGTTAAAATCGCTACCTTGATAGAGTTATTAGGCTCTTCATAGTTTTCACCTAATGGATTTGAGAGGTTACGTCCTGTGATGTTCTCGGCGTCAGCTTTAGCAGCTTGCAGATACATGTCTAGGATCATATCAAAATCATCAATACCCGTAAGGTTCATGTGTGCTTTAACTTCTTCGAGTGTAGGGAATGCCATTGTTAGCAGGTTTTACAGGGTTCGGACTTCGTGGTTTTTAATTTCTGTTTTGTTTGCTTTACCGCTTGTTTCGGCTTCGCTTCGGTCACATATTCAGCTACACCAGTGCGGACAAGGTAATTAGCTCTACCTTCGGTAAATTCTCCCTCATCTCCCTTCTTGATGCCGTTTACGTGGTCCTTTAAAAACTTGATTCTGCTCATTTCTTTGTGCTTAAAAGAAAGGGCGGGTTACCCCACCCTGACTACCTATTTAAAACTAACTACTAACAGCCTGTTTGATTATGGTGTTACCGGAGCATCACCATTAGTTGCAGAAGTTAAATCGATCTTAACTGCAGCATTTAAGTCTTTTGCAATAAATGCAGCCATTTCCTCCGCACGGAACGTCACTTTGTTATAAGTGAAGTTTGTACCGTGTTCTTCTGACACCTTTAATTCTGGGTTCAATCGGTTGATGAACTCGAACTCATTAGCCGCTACTACATAAGCAGTACCTGCTGCGATTGATGGAACTGGAACTACTTGTAATGAAATCTCTAAACCGCTTGCATTAACGATTTTAAGCTCATTGTTTGGTAGATCGTACTCACCTGATCCTGACGCTTTATTGAACTTGATGAAAGTCAAGTAATCAGCTTGGTTCATTAAAATGTGAGTAGGAACTAAATAGTTACCTAGCAATTGATTGAACGCTGCATCTAGGATGATTTCCGCTCCAACAGTTTTAGATCCTGCATAAGCAACAGCATTAGCCGCTAAATAATCAGTGATCATTTTGTTTTCAGCAGCGAATAAACCCACTCTTGAATAAAGCAAAGTATTAACAATGCTTGATTGCAAGTAAGACACATTCATTAATAACTCACGGTTTACAGTAGTGAATCCTGCGATCCATTGTGGAGTTACTGTGATATCCTTGTATGTTGGTGTTACCTCTGGTTTCTCAACATCCGCACCACCTGATCCGGTACCACGTGCCCAAAGAGCAGCCGCACCAGTGTACCCTTGGATTTGAGGGATTACGATTGCCCCGCCATCTGTAGAGATATTTGGGAAAATATTTCTAAGATAGAAAGGAGAATAAGGTGACATGTACAGATTCTGACGTACATCAGTAGTCTGACGCGATAATACACCAGCTGCCCAACTAGCATCAGTAACCGCTTTTAATGCTAAGCTTGCTTTTCCATTAAAAGACTTTAAGGTTTCGGCACCTTCCGAGATTGCATTTTTTAATGCTTGTTCGATATTCATTTCCACTTCTTCTGCTCGTTCGATCTGTGATGCTTTCTTAGCTAATGCCGAAGCAGCATCAATTCCTTTTTGCAATTCTGATTTTGCCTTAGTAACCGCTTCTTCAGTTTGCTTTTGAGCATCTTCTTTAGAGATATACTCTTTACCCTCAAAGGCTTTGTTTACTACCTCTTGGGCTTTTGCTTCTGCGGCTTTATTCACTACTTCCAAAGCAGCCGCTTGTTCGTCTTTTTCTTTTTGTGTTAATTCTGACATTGCTTTAATGCTAATAATTCAAAAATTGATTTAACTATCGGCTTATCCTCTGGAGTGGTGTCTGCGCATTGATCCGGCTCTTCGGTAAGTGACTTTAATATGTTTTCCACCTCGATCAGACGTTTGTCCGAATATGGCAGATTGTACATTTCTTCTAAGTATTTGATTACCTCGTGTTTCTCGGACTCTGATTTGTAAGAGGTGATTACACTAAGGTGATTGGAAGGCAATAAGGTGGGTAATACAGAAATCTCCTTAAGCTTGTACTCAAGCACATCAGCCTTATTCTTTCCGCGTTTCATTACCCATGCACCAATACTAACTCCGACGTTTTGCCCCTTTTGATGACGGAAAACAACGTCGTTATAAGTGTCGTTAGCTACCGCATTTTTCATATTGAATTCCAATACAGAACGAAGACCGTAAGGGTCGTTTGCATCAAATTCAGTCGGAACACCCATTAAATGATCTTCCTTATGATTTCTTAATACGATGATTTCGTGCTTTTGCTCTAATACGGTTTTGTTAAATGATCCGGGAATGGAAATATCACCGTGAGAGTCTTTGATATTGTAGACGTTCGCATAGACTTCCAAGATACCTTGCGCGGCATCGAAGTCCTTCAACTCACTGTTACTTTTTACCTTATACTCACTCATTTCTGCTAACGATATTAGCAAAGCTAAAACCATTTTAGCAAATTACCAAATTTATTAGCAAAATTTTAGCAAATTATGCTAAACTTTTTAGCTGACGTTATTTAGCTGAGTTTAAACGGCGTGCGTAACTCTCCGAAACGTAGACTACAACACAGGAACATTGAACATTCTGGATTGCGCCACCTGCTGGGTCATGTGGTCTATCCATTTCGTCAATACCCCCCGTTTTAGGGTTTCTAACTTGGAACTTGTCGGTTTTCGGGATAGCCTTACCGTTATCCTGTTCTTCGTGGAATGTTCTCGGCTCCTTTGCATAGCGATGGATCCACACCTTATACAGGTTCTCCCCCGTTTCCCTCTCCCAATCTTCGGAGCTTCTATCTTTGGCGATGTTGGCTGCTTCTGCTATTTCGGTACGGGCGATCATTATTGAACGGTAAACATTGAACTGTCCGATACGCTCCCGAAGGAACTGCGCTATCTGTTCTGTTTCCAGACCTAAGTTAAAGCCGATGGCGATTGTTTCCTGTATTTTCTTTCGGGTAGTATCATTGATACCGGTTACCCTACCTGCCATTGATGATAGGATGTAATTGGTCATGAAGTCCAACCAGGTGTTTAGGAAGAATTCGTTTGCTTTCGTCTTGAATGCTGTTAGGGCATCATATTGACTATTGGCGATGTCTACTCCTACTTCTTTGTAGAGATTGGCTAGTACATCGTTCATACTTACATCTAAGAAGATAGCACCTGATTGAATGTTTCGGATTGCTTCATCAAGTTGGTGGTTAAGGACACGTAGGATTGCTTTGGCGTACTTCTTCTCGTATGCCTTTAGCTTTCTGTCCTCTGCTCTTGCGTATCTTCTTAGTTGTAGTTTTGGGTTCATATTAAATCCCAGAAATTATCATTTAAAATCCTTTGAATATCTGGTTCAATTTCTTTAGTGTTTAATTTACCTCTCTTTTGAACCCTTCTAAACCTTCTCTTTTCCTTGCCGAGTAACCCAATACCAATTGAGCTTTGGAAAACAACTTTCAATGCATTAATCATAGCTTATCATCATTTAAAGTTAATCCCATATCAAATTCATTCAAAGGAACTTTACCCGATGCTACGAATACCTGATTGGCTGCATCGCTGTCCTGAATTTCTTCCCATCCTTCCAATACTCGCATTTCATTGATGGATAGGATTTCGCTCAATGCTCTCCTTTCCTCTAAATCAAGCTTTAATTCATCGTATACACTCGTATCATAGTCCAATACATAGTTTTTCTTATCAGCACGTTTAAACGGCTCTGTAAGCCATCTATTAAGTCCTTCTTCCTCTTTGTTCAGATATGGAATGATAACCTCGTTTACGAATCTTTCCTTAGCTTCCTTCATGTTCTGATAGGTAGGGTTAGGATCAAAAAGAACAGGAGGAACGCCCCATAAATCACATAGCTTTACATTGGAGTATTTAAGACCATCGACAATTGCCAATGCCTGTGGACTTAGTCCGATTGCCGTGTATTGGATAGGCATAGCGGATGCAACGATCTTGTTCTTGTTCTCTGCACCGTGTATCTTTTCTTCTATGCTGTTCTGTAAGCTGTCCACCTGATTAGGTGTAAGCCATAATTTTGGATCTGCATGATTAGGACTAATCAACCCCTTTGCCCCCTCGTTTACCGTACTGTTCAACCAAGCCTTTACTGCGGTATCATCCAATTGGAGGTACTTCTGCCCTGCCTGTAGCGGTGACATACCTCTTAGTTGACTACCCATTGAATCAAATTCGGGATTTGCCATCTTCAATTGAAAAACGTCCTTAGCATCCAATTTGCGAATCTGACCATTCAATAGGTTCAGCTTCCATCCTGTGATAGGATCATTTATTGTTCCACCGAATACCGGCTCCATAAGGTTAGCCGGACACACATGGATAGATAGTGCGATATCGCTATCGTCTGCCGTTTCCCGATATAGGAATGCTTCACCCTGGACAAAGTAGAAGATGCGGAACAGTTCGATAAGTTCATTCCAGGACTGATGCTCGTTTGGTTGCTCGATCAGCTTTGAAAAGTTATTGTTGTCATTGACAAAATCGAGTGCCTTAGTTCGATAGATGTTGTATTTAGCATGTTCAACCTTATCCACCGACTTCTTACAGCTTTTGTACCTTAAGCTTTTCTTATCTTCCTTTTCCTCGTACAGGTACAATGGAGCGAATGAAAGCTTATCCACGATCTTTTTGACGATTGAATAGACCTCTGCATTTGATTTGTACCCTTTTAGGATAAAGTCCTCCCTGCAGTAGTTGTAGAAAACCACATCCTTGAAGTTGATAAGGTTGCCGTATAGGATAGCGTTTAACTGGTTCTCGTATTCCCTCTTTTGGGGATTGAAACCTAATGCCTTATTGACGTATTGCCCGAAACTAGCCATTTGATTGCTTTAAATTGATTAATACCATAAATACTGCTGTTAGGGTTAAATAGGTTATTCTAGCAAGGATAGACCAATCAAAGACGTTGAGATCGACCAATACAAACGAATGAAGCCCATAGCTAACCAAAGCCGTGAGCAACAGTCTTAATCCAAATACTATCACTTTATCTTTATCGAACATAAAACTCGAATTTAAATCTATACTCAAACCACATTCTCATCATTATCATATCTGCGTAGTCAGGTGATCTACCCAACAGTTCTTTTACTTCATCCTTCGGTAATACCTGCTTTTTACCGTCCTTATCCATATTGTGCTGCTTTACTTGCTCTAATTCCTGTGTTATGATATCACGAATAGTACTATCGCACTCAATGTAAAGCCCTGAATCGTTTATAAGCTTTGCCAATGCGTAATACATTTGGCTTTTGAGGTTCATGTAGTTTTCAGGTTGCTTTGTTTCGGGATTGTCTAAAGGCCTACTGTTGTTTACAAAGCCATTACACCCGAGGATATCAACAACGCCACCGCCTACACCATCATCGTCCACAACAATATTCGACATAGGAACAGAATAGTATTCTGCAAGCTCCTGGATCTTCATTGCCGCTTCGGTAACCTTGTTCTTATCGAACTCAACAATACGGACAAGTCTAAACCCATCCCAACAACCGATAACAGTTTTGTCACGTCCAAAACGGGCAATATCAGCCGTTATAAATCTTTCCCCACATTTTACAAAAGAATTGGTGAATATATCCTGCAACTTTCTGAAATCTATCAATGCTGCCGGATCATCGTCATACTCCCAGTTACCATAGTAAAGCCTTTGTTTACTGTTCTCGTCAAGCTGTCTAAGCGACTCTAAGTAACTTTCCGGTAAGTGTGGGTTATCCGTTGGCAGCGCTTGAATAAACTTCCTGTATGGCTTTAATTCCTTCTTTCTGAATGGATGGTAGAATTGAGAATAAGTCCAATTTTTAGCAGGGTTACAGCTACCTAGCATTTTGGGTATTAGTCCAAACTCCTTTAGCTTATAACGAATACGCGATTTAACGATTTGCCAGGCTTTAAAAACAATCTGATTGCACTCGTCGATAAAAGCACCGGTTATCTCCAGTGATCCCAAGCTATCAAAGTTCGGATCCGATGGATACAGGAATAAGTCCTTGAGAATTATTTCGGAGCCGTTTAGGTGCGTAATTACTCCGGACTGTTGATTGTAATGGAACTGATCAGAAACACCCAATTGTGCGCAGATATCAAAGAACGTATTTAAGGTTGTCTCCTTTAGTGTCTTAAGTTTAGAGCGTCCCATAAGCCACCGTGACTTAGGGTATTTTTGGCAATTCTGTATGAGCCACATACACCCGAATGCAGATTTACCACCTCCAGCCGCACCGCCATATAAGACTTCCTTCGTAACTTCATCGTTGAGGTAGTAAACTGCATTCTCCTGCTTTGGTAAAAGCCTTATCATTCATCCTCCTGTGGTTTTACTCCACTACCGAGGTTGATTATCGTTGTAGAGATCTTCTCACCGTCACTAGTAACATCCAATTTATCACCGTATTTCTTCGGCTGCATCTTCCCTAACATCCATTTACGAGCGTCTACTCTTAACCGGTCACGTTGGATAACATCGTGGTTAACTCTTGGGTTGCCGTTTTCATCGACGGTCATGTCGTGATCTTCGCAATCGACGATATCCATTATTTCCTCGAAGATGTTTTCTGCTCTGGTCTCGCGCGCGCTCGCGTAATGGTGATGATAATCAAAGTGATCAATCCACTTTAATACTGTTGTATGGTCTAAGCTGTCTAACTTGAAATGCCCTAGTGCTATTCGGGTAGCTTTCCTTAATGAGATACTAGACAAAGCTATTTCCTCAAGCACGTATTCTAGTACCTGTTTCTTTTCGTCGTCTGATAATTCTCTAGGGTTTGCCACTTGCTAAAATTTTGCTAAAAATAATAACAAAACTAAGCTAAAAATATTTAGCCACCAAACAAATGCTAAAAATCATAGCAAATCAGATTGTTAGAGTATTTTGTATATTTGGAAAAACCACTTATTATGAAGAAATTTCTTTTTCTCCTTATTGTTCTTATGTTTACTAACGGATATGCATATGAAGGTAACTTTATAGCCTATCAAACCAAAACAAAATGCACCTATAAAGGAAAGGTGTTATATGAAGGCCCAAGGGGCGGCTGCTATTATATTAACAAGAATAATAACAAAACGTATGTAGATAGGTCATTTTGCAGGTGTAAATAGTGTTAATCGTCCTTATGGGCTTCGAGGAGGACTGTCTCTGACCAGACCCGCCCACGAAACGCTCCCTAATCGACGAACGCTGCGGACCAGTGTTGCCAAGGGTGAAATAAATCGATTCATTTCCCGACATTTTAATATTTATTCCTATTTTTGTTTTCCAAACCAACTAACAATGAAGTACTTATTATTCTTTTTTACGATATGTTTTTTTCTGGGCTGCAAAAGTGGATCAAGAGATAGTTCCCAAGACAGTGTTCGACATTTAATGGAAGAACAGCGCCCCAATACCGATGTTAACAGTGAAAACAATCATCATGTTGATCCAAATTATAAGTACGAATTTAGAACAGGAGAATCGGACGATTACTCATATAATTACGACATCAATGGGTATGATAGTGAAGGAAATTTCTGTGAAGGCAACATTGATATATCTGGTAAATATGGAAGTGGCTACATTACAGATGAAAGTGGTAACGAGAAATATGTGGATGTTGAGTGGGTTGATTGGGGAGTAATGGAAGGTATTGATGAAGACGGAAACACCTATGAATTTGAAGTTGATCAATAATAAGGGTGATACTGATTGAAAATCCGAAAACAAAAATCCCCTCGGGATGGAGGGGGTTATAAATATCTTTTAATTTCTTCGATGTAGGGACAAACTCCTATTTTACGATAAATAAACTCTATTGGTAATTCTACAAAATTACTGTAATTAAGAAAACTATCTTTTAATAAACCCATCATTTGACCATCGTCCGCTGTTGATATTACCCATCTCCCCTCACATTTGCCTGTTTTATTAGTTCCTGTTATCTGAACCAATAAAAATAATGGGATATCATTTATTTCAATTATTACAGCTGGCCTTAATTTGGATTTCTGAGGATTATCTGAAAACGGGAATTGAACTAACACAACATCCCCTAAGTTGTAACCAGAGCTCAATTGTTATTTATTTAATACATAATAATCTTCATAAACATCTAACTCCTCATTATCCCATCCTGAAGTATCAATATTGTTGTAGCAATTTTTTAATCTTTCATAATCATCTTTTGAAAGATCTTGAATAATGTTAGGGTAAGCAGCATTTTTTAATGTGTTTTCTAAACTATTCATTAAATCTATATATTCTTCAATCTCTTTATCAATTGATCTAAATAGAGTTCTGTAAAATGTAGGCGTTTCCTCGTTATTTGAGTTTTCTTTTAATGCAAGTTGAGATTTACGATTTAATTGCTCTACTTTTAAATGTATATTCCTTATACTTTGTAATTCTAAATTAGACACATTATTAATTAAAAGTTGTGCTTGCTTTTTTATTTCTTTCTTTTGCCTTTTAATTCTAAATAACACAATACCACCGACTCCATATCCAAAAGGAACAAACAGATAAGCACCAATAAAACCTGCGAAAGAATTTAAAGACTTAATAAAGCTATAGAATTTAATAGGATTTACTCCGCCATCTTCATTTTCGAGAAGTTGATTTATGTTATAAGAAGCAATCATATTTAATATTTATTTAGTATTCCAGGTTAAAGACACAACATTCACGCCAATGGTTTAATTTCAACGTGTAAAAGTTGTGTCAAAATAATTTTGGATAATGAGATATATTTTGTAAACACACTCACATCTTCACCAAACTTAGCAATATTTTGAGGATCTCCAACAACATTACCAACAAAAATAACTATTACTCTATTAGGTGCTAAAAAGCCAACTGCAACCTCTACAGTTACCACATCAACAACTACATCTTCAATAGAGCCATCTTTAAGAGCTCACACTTGAACAACTCCGTCTTAATAACGGTTTGTGTCTCACGTACAAATAAATTGTTTAAAACGCTTTAAAATAATTTGCAACATTTTTGAAATAATTGTATCTGAATGTATCTAAAAGTATCTTTTGTAACAGACGAGCGTACTTATTATGCTATTTTACTGTATATGATGCGCTGCTACCTGTCGTCGAAACTTTAAGTGCAAATGGTTCATCATTCTTAGAGATTAGAATTTTAATAGTTGGAGAACCTGATTCAACGCTTACCGAACACGTAAACCCTTTAGAAACGGGGCCATAGGTCTGGCTCCAGGATCTAGTCTGATAACCACTTTTAGTGTACATTGATCCAGGAGTAGTTACTGACCAATTACTGAAATACCCGTATGGGCCATCTCCAGTTATTTCGTATCTCACGTAATAATTGTCATCGCTGGTATTGTCTTTAATATCATCCTCTTTTTGACACGATGAGAAGGCCATTAGAAGTCCGAGCGATAGCAAAAGAAGTATAATTTTCATATCGTACTGATTTGGTCCAGCGAAATTAGGATTTATATTTCAATAATAATGTTTTCATCTCGCAAGTTGTAGATATCACCCCACCTCATAAGTAACCACATAATGTAAGTTTTCACCATCGAATCCGAAGTAGAAGCCGTCTTCTAAGTCGTGATCAACATAGCGCAGCGCTGGATAGCCATACTCTTTCTTCAAAGTTTCAGCGATACCTTCTATCTTTCTATGTACGTATAAGAACCCATCCTCATCATCCATGATGCATTTGGGTATTGTCAGTGTGGATGTAATTGTTTGTCTCAT